CCCGCCACTGCCCCAATCGAAAGGTTTTTAAGCCGCCTGATCCAGTTCCACGCGGGTATCACAGGTGATGACCGAGAAATCCTCATTGTTGAATTTGGATTTGTTAAATCCATAGATGCTGGACACCTCGACGCCGAATTGGCTGTCATATTCGAACACCTTTTCTTTCCAGCCAACTTTTCGGCCATAAGCCAGAATGCCAGCTTGAGCCCCGCAGAACAACGCCCGGGCAACCGTGACGCCATTGGCAATGGGATCCCCGGCCTCAAAGAGTACCGTTTGGCCCGCATTGCCGGTCTTGCAGAAAATCTTGTCATACTCGTGGAGGAGCACGTTGTCCCAGATGCCTGCTGCGCCGCTGAAAATCGGATTGCTTTCGCCGCGGATATTGGCATCCTTCTGGGCATTGAGCCAGGCAGTTTCCTGCCGCAGGGCCTTGACATGCCACTGGCTGACAAACATCACAAAGATTTCCTTGCCGCCAATGATAAGCGGCCGGATTTTACCATAGGCCGAGCCGCCATCCTTTTTGGCCATGCGTTTCAGATGACTGATAACCAGCGTTCCAAACAGATGTTTGCCGCCGGTAGCTGTTATCAAGGCATCGGTTGCTACCGCCTCGACACCGCCAGTGCCATCGGTGGTCTGACCGCCATAGAACTTTCGGTTGGCCGTCGGAGCGGAAGCAACAATAGTCCCCGCACCATTAGCCAATCCCGAAAGGCCTGTCAGAACATCCGTATCACGAATGTCAGCCAGCCACAGCCCCAGCGAATCTCTGGCCTCGCCTCGCAGCTTGATTTTGGTACGCTGTTCGGTCATTTCACCGTCCAGTCGCACCGCTTCTTTGCGTTTGTGGATGGTCGTCTGGCAGTTGTAGAAGGTCAGCGCCTTTTCATCGCCTTCAATCGCGGCATCATCGACCTTGCCGTCACTGATAAGCCTTGCCCGCAGGGGAGTATTGATAGTATCCCCTTTGTTTTTAGTCAGGTCGGTATTGACTTGAATCAGGCTGTTACTCGATTCGCCGACGAATTTGCCGTCATTGAAGTACGAGTCTTTTTCAGCCTGTCGCCAGGTCTGTTCGCCCCAAATTTCTTCAACCGAAGCGGCGTTCTGCCCGCCCCGGACAAATACTGTATTCGCCATAATCTGTTACTCCTGTGCTGTGCCCCGCAAAGGTGATGGCGAAGTGTTTAGTTTAGCCGAGAGATTCAGCCAGCCTGTCCAGTTCCTCCTGGCTCATTCTGCTGACATCTGTTGGTGTCACCTTGACTTCACCGCCGCCAGATGGCGGGACTTTTCCAGTTAGCTTGATTTGTTCCAAGAGCCGTGAAGTCTTGACCGATTCCTGTTTCTGGACCAGTTCGGGAGTCAGCATGACACAGCGACGATATTTTTCCGCCGCAGGGTCTTTGGCCTGTTGAATCGCCAGTTTGTCGCCATCGGTGAGATTCTTTTCGCCGACCGCAATCACATTGGCGTAATCCAGCCCATCGCCGCATTTTTCGCCGGTGTATTCAGTCAGGGCCAGCCGTTCGCTTTCCGCTTGTCTTGCGGAAAAAGCATTCTGCTGGTCACTTTGACGCTGCTGATCGAGCAGCTTGCGGAATTCCGCCACCGTCAAAGGCCGGTTTTCATCATTGACCGGGTCCTGCTTTGGCGCCTGTTTCATTGCTTCAAGCTGGGCTTTCAGGTCCGAATTGAGCTTTTCTGTTTCCTGCCGTTTTCGGACTTCCGTCTGTTTATCTGCCAAGAGGCCGTTAAACTGTTCTGCCGAATAGGTCTTGACTTCCTGTTTCACTTCACTGCTGTTTGGATTATCCTGTTGTTCCATAACGTCCTCTTTTTAACGGATAGAGTTTCCTGTTCCCGCTGCACCCCAGCGGTTGGGATTTCGGCTGTCTTGCCCCGCAGCCGCGTCGGTCATTTCTTATAGTTGCAAATTACAAATTCCATGATTTGGCGCATAGGGGGTAAAAAAACTTTTTCAAAATTATTTTTTCAGCTCACCATGTTGACAAAATCTTTACTGAATTGGAGTCTCTTTTTGTTGGACACCGGACGCTGACCGGTTTCTGCGGTCTGCACCGGCGGCGTAATCTGCTGCAAAATACTTTCCTTATTCGGAATATCGCTGTTTTCGATAAGGACTTCCGGGCCGATTTGGTCCGGATACATCTGTGCGATTTCCATAATCGACATAAACTTCGAGTACCGCGCCGTCGGAGAACTGGACGAGGAGGCAATAGAAATCCCATACCGCCCCAGCTTGCGGTCTTTGAGCATCGCAAGATTCATATTCTCATCGCGTTCAGCCAGGATCGCACGGATTTCCTCATTGCTGTACACATTCGTAAAGCGGATCATATCGACGATCCCGCTCGCCAGCAGCTTCTGGGTGCGGGCGAAATTGTCAAAGACTACCTCGACAACCTTCATGCCCTGGGATTGCCGCAGTTCAATCGCCTTGCCGCTTTCATTATGGCCTTCCACCATCTGGCCAAGCAGGTCATAGTTTGCCCCCGATATTTCCTTCATATCAGTAGCGCTGATTTGCGAAGCCGTCAAATGACCTTCAGAAAGCGGTGCCGGTTCAATCCGCTCAATCTTGCCGCCCGCTTTGGATTCATCCAGCACCACGCCGGGAGTCGAGCCGAATTTGGCCAGATGCCGGTCGTAATTATTCAGTATCTTTTTGACCTTAAAGCCGCTATTGGCCGTCTGATTCAGATTATGCAGAGCCTGGCTGCGGCGCTTATTGAGTTCCTGCTGCGGTCCGGTTAAATTCTGAACCACGCCCATCACATAGCCATCTACCCAGTACGGACAGAAGCGGTAATAGGGGAAGCTGGTAACGCCATGATAGGGGTCTAAAATATCCTCCAGAATGAGATTGCCCGCTGTGACGGTTTTATTCAGGACCGGCACAACCCAGTCTTTAAGAACCCATTTTCCTCTTGCCGCCCCGACAACCGCTTTGGCTAGGTCAAGACTTTCCTGCCGGATGGTTTTCATTGTGCCGGAGGCTGTATTAATCAGGATGATTCGTTTTTCATACGATTTATGCCAGCATTCCCGCACCCGCCAGCGAAGGTTTCCGCGTTCGGTGTCACCTGTCACATCATTACTGGTCGGATTGAGTTCCAGACCGCCATTGGAGAGGTCAGTTTCTTTTTCTGGGAAATTCAGCAGCAGGGCTTCTTTATCCAGCCAACTGTCGCGGATAACGAATTTGCCGCTTTTGTTGAGGTCGTATTCCTTGGCATCCGGGTCTTCGCGCATGTCAAAAGGTGACACTTTTCGTACAGCCAAATCCCCGTAAACCGGGTCTTCTGTAAAATCTACCCCCAGGTTAAGCCATCCCTTATTGCCGATAACCCCGTCAAGGAAGCAGTCCGCCGTTTCATAGTCGGCATCGGTCATATCCATGCAATGTCGCAAAATCTGTGTAAAGACGGAAGCCAGTGTTTTTAGCCCGCCTTTACGGGCAACCACGGTGATATCCTGCCTGCCCTGTCTCTGGATACCGCATATCAGGTTGATGATCGGCAGGATGAGATTGATAGTCAGCGCAGGCCGTTTCTCGATATACAGTTTTTCCAAGTCTGCGGCGTCCCACTGGTCGCCTACATAGAATTGAAATCCCTTCTGCATCCGCGCAAACTCATCCCGCAGCCCTTCATCGGCGTGTTTCCAGTACTCTTTTACCAAAGTCAGTTTTGTATTTTCACTCATAGCTTAATCCTTAAAACGATACACTCAACGCTGCCTTTACGCCCCCATCCATCCACCAGCCCCATAGAGTGATTCTTCGTCCTGATACGCTCCATACGCATCTTTCCCTCCGATGAGTTGGCCTTCCACAAACTGCAGCGCATGCAGTCCATTGACATACGCATCCGCCCGGTCAGGACTGTTTCCCAGCCGCTTTTTAATATCCGCTTTGTTTTCAATTAGGATTTTGCCATCCCGAAATTCATACGTGGGCGTAGCTAGTTGCCCCTTGAGCCGGGGTTCGATGTTGTTCAACTGCACATCATTTTCGGCGAACCTATCCCCCGCATGGCACCAGATTTGGCTGCGGAGATTGTAGTATTTGTCCGGCTCATCGGATTTACTGGCATTGTCGATGGCCAGCACGTTATCGCCCATCTCAATCAGCCGGTCAACAACCCCAGCCCCCAGCCCGCAGACATCGACCACAATCAGACAACCATCATGCTTATGCGATAGGCAATGTAATACATTAGCAGTGTGCATAAGGCTTTTCTGTCCATAAATTTCAGCATCTTTGATCTCCGTATTTTCCATGTAATAAATAACCGTTTCATCGTCCCCGTACCGTGCGGGGTCGCAGGTAATGAGTTTCTTGACAGCAGGGGGATACAGCCGGATTTTCATGGCGTTATCAATCCAGGAATCCTTGATAACCTGATTAAATCCCCCGATCTGATCCCAGCAGCCTTCCAGATATGCCTTGAGCAGTTCCGGCCTGTGCTTGAATGAATCCCGCAGAGTTTCAATGTAGGATGGCCCAAGGAACGGGTTATCCATCGGCAAAGCGGGAATATAAACCCGGCTTGCGGTAGGATTGAGAATAAACTCATCCTTGAGAAACGACGGCCCCGGATTGGCCGTAAACAGTCCCTTGCCGCGAATCGGAATCCCATTGATAATCAGCCGGGTTGTTGCCCGCAATTCACCGATCTGTTCGCGGTCAACTTCTTCCGCCTGGTCTATAAAGTAAAAGCCGTATTCAGCGGAATTGAATTTATTGACTACTTCCCCGGTATCGAGACCGCCGGTCAGAATCTTTACCCGGTCAAAGATGATAATTTCCGCAGGCTTGCTGCGAATGATGTAGGCATGTTCAGGGATAAACCGCTTCCATGTTTCCAGCGTTGTATTGGAAAAATCAATGCCCCGTTTACGACCCATGAACCCAACCGGAATTGGATGAGTCCGCGGAGCATCTAAGTGGCAATCCTCAATAATATTCAATGCCTTCTTAAAACTCCAGATACAGCCAAAGACACTTTTGCCGCCGCCCTTGGCACCGCCATAGAGGACTTCTTTAATCCCCGGCAGCGTGAGTGTATCCCAT